GTTAGACGTTATGCCAAAGACAACCGACAATCAACATATACAGATTTGAAATGGGCTATTCACCAGTTAAGGGCGGATGGCCTTTTTAAGTGCAGCAATGGACTACCACAAATAACCTATTTGCCGACTGGTCAGAAAGTTATCTTTGTTGGACTTGATGATCCTTTGAAGATTACTTCAATGTCAGTTGAAGTTGGTAACCTTTCGTGGGTATGGATTGAAGAAGCTTATCAGATTGAGAATGAAGATAAGTTCGATACCTTAGTTGAATCTATTCGTGGTATCAATGCTGACCCACGTTTCTTTAAGCAAGTAACGGTTACGTTTAATCCGTGGTCTGAACGCCACTGGTTGAAGAGTAAGTTTTTTGATAAAGATACACGTGCAAGAGGTGTGTTTGCACAGACAACCACCTTTCGTATTAATGAGTGGCTTGATAAGCAAGATAAACAACGTTACTTAGATTTATATAGAACTAACCCAAGGCGTGCCAAAATCGTTTGTGATGGTGACTGGGGTGTATCAGAAGGATTAGTATTCGAGAACTTCACTGTTGAAGATTTCGATGTTGCTGAGGTGCTTAAACAAGCAGATGGTATGGGTCATGGACTGGATTTTGGTTATACGCATGACCCATCTGCGTTTGCTGAATGTGCTATTAACCTAAGAACCAAAGACATCTATATCTATAACGAGATGTATGAACAAGGAATGCTAACACAAGACATCTACGACTGGTTAGCTAAGCATGAATACTTGAAGTCTGATATCTATGCTGATTCAGCTGAGAAACGATTGATTACTGAGCTAAGAATTAAAGGTGTCAGAAGAATACATGCTTCAACTAAAGGACCTAATTCAATCATGCCCGGTATTGATTTCTTAGAGGGATTTCATATCCACATCTTGCCGAAGTGTACACATGCAATCGAAGAATTTAATACTTATGTATGGGATAAAGATAAGGACGGTAACTGGATTAATAAGCCCGTTGATAAGAATAATCACTTTATTGACGCTTTACGTTATTCATTAGAGCCATATATCTTACCAACGAGACGTAAGGCAAGCAAGAAAGCACAGACAGATTTCATTAAGAAGTTAGGACTTATTTAGGAGGTGATCCACTATCGCAGAAACAAATGACCAAATGGCACATGCATTAAGCATCTCATATCCAAAGCCAAATAGTATCAAGATGTTAAATGGTGCTCGTTTCCCGTTTGATAGTAATCAGATTTATAGAATGCCATCTGAAAAATGGAAGAAGGTTAAAAGAAATCCAACAGCAATTCAGGATATCTTACAGTGGTTCATTAAGGACCACTACACAACTCAATTACCTCGGATATTAACTCTTGAACGATACTACCAAGGCGACAATGATATTAAGTTTTGGAAGTCAGACAAGCAAGCTAAACGAGCCGATAATCGAGTAACCAGTGGACTTCCTAGATATATCACGAACATTCGAGTTGGCTATCAATTTGGTAATCCAATTAAGTTTGGCTATGCTAACCCTGACAACGAAGCTGACACTGGCGACGATATGACTGACACCATTGACCGATTCGATTCACAAGCAGATGAAACCTATCACGAGAAAGTCATGGGTAAAAATCTTAATAACACTGGACGAGCTTATGAGCTTATTTATGCCAAAGAAGGCACTAATGAGTTATCGCTTAAGGCGATTGACCCAGCCAATGCTTTTATCGTTTACGATACTACGATTGAACAGCATTCACTATTTGGTGTCAGGTATTACATGAATAAATATATGGATCAAATTACTTACTACGTTGAAGTCTATACAGACTCCAGCGTTTTTTATTACACCTCAACAGATTCACCATTTGGTCCATACACATTTGTCAGTCAAGACGAACACTTCTTTGAATCGGTGCCTCTAACTGAATATGAATTGAATGACGAACGCTTAGGTAGTTGGGAACCCAAACTAGATGAGATTGACGTCTATGACAAATCACTGTCTGAAATGGCTAACAGCCAAGAAGACTTTAACAACGCTATCTTAGTCATTAGTGGTGACGTTGACCCTGATGATGATGACCCTGAGCCATTGTTAAACAGTGAGGGTGAACAGATGTATGACAGCGAACATAACAAGTTGTACAAGGTACATCGGGTTGACCCTACACAGAATCTAATGTTCTTACGTCCTAGTCAAATTGAAGGAACAAATGGCACTGTTGTTATTCCAACGGACGCTAAGTATCTTACTAAAGCATTAGACCCATCTGGCTGGGATATATACGTTAAGCGTCTGTTATCAGATATTCATAAAGATACCAATACGCCCGATGTTACTGATGAGAACTTTGCCGCTAATGCTAGTGGCGTTGCCATGAGTTACAAACTTTGGGGCAGTGATCAAGAACGTGCTATCCAAGAATCGCTGTATAAACGTGGTTTAATGCGACGATTACGTTTGATGGCTAACTACTGGTCATTCATTAGCGAGATACACAATCCGGAGTTAATTGAGAACATTCAGATTACATTCACGCCTAATCTTCCGAAGAATGATAGCGAGATTGTTACTAATATGCAGGCACTTAATAGCACCGGCAAGTTTAGCGGAGAAACAATGCATGAGTTAGCAGAGCCGATTACCGGCGTACCTGCTGACCAAGAACAACAGCGTCTTGATGATGATAGGCAAAACGATATCAAACAAGGATTGCGGATATACAATACTGACTACGCCACCGATCAACAGAAAGGCGGTGTAGTTGATGGTTCAAACAGCGGAACAACAACGGATAACCCAATTAATTCAGCTAGATGATAAGTCCGACAATATTATTCAAGGCTATTATCAACGTGCTCTAGAACAGATAAGAAACAACCTTAATCAATTCTACATTGAGTATGCAACTGCTACTGGTTTATCAGTTAATGAAGTTGAGCAACGGGTTAGTAAGTGGGATGTACAGCAATTTAAGCAGGCCATTAACACTCTAGACAATGAACTAAGCGATTCAGATAAAGAGACCAAGCAATATGTTAAAACTCGTGAGAAGGTCGCTAAGGTACAAGGTTCGCTCAATAACCGGCGTTATATGCTGATGGGTTTGATTGGATTGGCTACCTTAACGGCTAGTGTTCGTGCTAATAAATACGCTAAGCAACGTATCAGCAATGACTTAACGGATGAGTATAGCTTCCTGAATGCCGACAGAAAGACACAGTACACCATGAGCGAGCGTTTACCTGATTATGTTGGTAATTTATCCAGTTCAATCTGGAACACCAATGATGCCTTGAATAGTTCGATAGATACGTTAATTAATAAGAAGTTAGCTGGTAATGGAATCAACAAAGCAGATATGCAGCAGTTGTTTTCAAGCATGAAAAGTATTGGATCACAAAAGAACAGCATCTTTAATAATATTGAGCAAGCGCAATACAACGCTCAAAGAGTTATTCGGACTGAATCGGCTAGAGCAATCGATGCAGCCACCATGGAACATTACCGCAATCATTACAGCAATGTTCATTCACGCTTCATCAATATTATTACTGAACCAGGTGCTTGTTCCAAGTGTCTTGCTTATGCATCAGATGGTCCTTATTCGATAGACGATGCACCCGATTTGCCAATACATCCTAATTGTCGTTGTCATAAGGAAGTTACATCAAGATTGACCGCTGAAATTTAGTGGTCTTTTTTTATGCCCTTTTATCGTGAGCGGGCATTAAAGAACAAACGACAGAACGTTATACCACGTAAAAAGTATGGAGGTTTTCACATGGCAGAAGAAAAGACAGATACAGAAGAACAACCAGAAGAAAAGACTGATACAGAACAGGTAAAGCCTGAGACTAAGCCAAATGAGATTAGTAATAAGGAACGTCGCAAGATGTATGCCGATGCTGTCAATCAGTTCAAGGATTCTGATGAGTTCCAGCAGATGATTACTGCTGCAGTTTCGAAGGGTGAAGAACAAGCCACGATGACTGAACAGCAAAAGGCTGAACAAGAACGTAAGGAACGTGAAGCAAAGGAAGCAGCCGATAGACAAGCATTTGAGCAAGAAAAGGCTGCATTTCACACGTCACAAGCTCTACAAGAGCAGAAGTTGCCTACTGCATTGACTGATTACCTTACAGGTAAGAAGCGGTTCACAGGCACTGATGATGATGTAGCTGTCCTTACGGGATTACGTAAGCTAATTGACCAAGAAGTCCAAGACGAGGTGCTTAAGCGTGCCTCTGGCAAGAAGACGCCTACGACTGGCAGTGCTTCATCTGCAACTGTAACTGCTGCCGACTTCAAGAAAATGGGACTGGCAGAACGGACACAGTTATTCCAAGAAGATCCGGAAACTTATAAAGCCCTAGTTTCACAACTATAATTCGGTATCAAAATTTAACCAATCCATAGGAGGGATTAACACATGGCAGAAATTACTAATGCCACATCACTTACTGCGTTAATTGAACCAGTAGTGTTTGACCAATATGTAACTGAACAAGTTACTAATACCAATAACCTGATTCAATCAGGTATTTTAGGTAACGACCCAATCTTAGCTGGTCGTTTACTAGCCGCAAGTCGTTCAGTTCAATTACCATATTTGAATGACCTTACCGGCAATGCACAAGAATGGAACGATGAAACAGATATCACTACGGAATCATTAACTAGTGGTCAAAATGAAGCTATGAAGCTTTATCAAGACAAGTCATATGCAGCAACCGACTTCGGTCAATTGATTTCAGGTGCTCCAGTGATTCAGCAAATTGTAACTCGCTTTACGAAATTTTGGGTTCGTCAAGATATGCGTCAACTATTAGCTGTTCTGGAAACGACTTTCCGCAACACTGATGTTGCAACCGCTAAAACTTTCGGTGTTGGAACTGAAGCTGACCTTTCAGCAGGAAACTTCTTAGCTGCACTATCTCGCATGGGTGATGTCAGTACACCAGCCTTAAATAAGATTGCCGTTAACTCAGCAGCTTACTTTGAAATGCGTAAACTTAACTTGATTGACGACTTACAACCATCTGTTGGCGGTGCACCAATCGCTTCATATAACGGCATGCAAATCGTTCAAGATGACGATATTCCTGTTAATGCTGATGGCACTACTGCTGCTTATATCTTTGCCCCAGGTGCCGTGGCTTATGCTACTGCAACTCCAGCAAATGGTATCGTTGTTGCTCGTGACGAGTTTAAGAATGGTGGAGAAGAAGCTATCATTCAGAAACGTGTTGCCACAATGCAAGTTAACGGTACTACGATTGATAATTCAGTCGTAGCTGATGCTAAAGACTATCAAGCTAAGCTGTTTGACGGTACTTCGGACGTCTTTAAGGTAGCTAATGACGTACGTAAGTTAGGTGTTGTTAAGTATAGTTTCAAGGTTGCACCGGAGTTTGTTGTTACAGGAATCAACAGTCCTAAGGCTGCAGCAAGTACAGCCCCAAAAGAGTAGCGCCATCCTCTGATGGTGGATCCACCACAGATCG